GTTGCTGACGCCGTTGAAGAAGGACGGAGAACACGAGTGGTTATGCGAAGTGTCAAATGCGTCTTTAGGCGTTGTTTGCCGTGATCTTGATAAAGCGTATAAAGGTTTCTTCAAGAAGATTGCGCGCTTTCCGAAATTTAAGAGTCGCAAGCGTAGCAAAAAGACGTATCCGGTCAAGGACGATAGGATATATTTTATTAACAGCAAACTTATGCATATCGAAAAAGTGGGTAAAATCAAATATAAAACAGATTTTGACCTGCCGCAAGGGCGTGGGCACAAGTTTACGAATCCGAGGATTTCAAATGTAAATGGCAAATGGATATTGTCTTTCGGCATGGAGTGCGAGAGCCAAGCGCCTGTGCTGACGGATATTTCAATGGGTATAGATTTGGGAGTAAAAGACTTAGCGATAGCGGAATTTAACGGGACGAAAATAACATATCGCAATATCAACAAAACGTCAAAGATGAAGCGTCTTGAAAAACAAAGACGTCATTTGGAGCGCAGTATTTCCAGAAAGTATGAGCAAAATCGTCGTGGGAATACGTTTGTTAAGACGAACAACATAATGCGAAGTGAAGAACGTCTCAAAAAGATGTATGCACGAATGACCAACATTCGCACGAATTACATCCACCAAACGACACATGATCTTGTGTCACTGCTCCCGAAAAGAGTGGTGATGGAAGACCTGAATGTGACAGGGATGATGAAGAACCGTCATCTCAGCAAGGCGATTCAGGAGCAGTGTTTTGGTGAGTTCATTAGACAGATGCAGTATAAGTGCGAATGGAATAGAATTGAGTGGATAGGTTTTATCCAAGTAGCAAGACTTGTTCTTGCTGTGGTGCGATCAAGCGCGACTTGAGGCTCATGGATAGAGTATACGTGTGTGCAGAATGTGGCGCGGAGATAGACCGCGACTACAATGCCGCTATCAATCTAAGCAGGTATGTAGCCTAAAATGCAGAGGGGCTACAACCTCAAGGCGTCGTTGCGCCTTCAAGCTGTGGAGCGTCAAACGAACCCAAGTAGTCACGACGAACGGGGACGCTGTGAAGCAGTAAGTTACTGTTAGTTCAACGTAACACAACGGACGACCCTGGCACTGGCGAGTTCTCCGGTAATGTCGATAAGCTGGTCGTGAGAACGCTCGCCCAGATGATGTATGTCTCGTATCTTCAGCGCGAACTCAGCCGAGTCATGGCGCTCAATGGTATCTACGGCAAGGATGTTACGCTTACTGGACAGGATGCGACAAAGCGTGTGACCAAACAGGAATTGGACGATCAGATTTCTCGTGTCGAGTCACTTCTGCACCGTCAGAAAACACCTGCCTATCATTGAGGTGGCCTATGTCTGAAGAATCAAAGAGCTGGTACAAGATGATCCGACCGCTTTTTAATAGCGGATATGAGGACGATGAATTCTGGGCATATGGTCAAGACGGTTTCAATGAAGTGCTCGACTCCTTTGTCGGGAGTGACGTTGAGATATACGATAAGAGTGTTGCAAAGACGCCCAAAGCTGTTCGCGCTATCATTCAGAACGTAACCGGTGATGCGCAGAGCAGTACGCTTGTCCGACAGATTCTTTGCAACATTGGTGTACTGCATTGCGGCCAGTACATCAAAGCGAATGGTGCATGGTGGATGGTAAACTCGCTTCCTGACAACAACCGCATTTACGAGAAGGCGGTTCTCTGGAAGTGTAAATACACGATTCATTTTGTATCGCCTCTGACCGGCAAGATTGTGGATTATCCGGTGTACTGTTTGAACTCCACGCAGTACGGCACGGGCGAACGTCCAAAGACCAATATGACGGTTGGCGACGCGCAGCATCTTGTGTATGTGCCCATGAACGAGGAAACGGTTTTGTGCGATACGTCACTGAGAATTATCATGGACAGAAATCGCGCGAATCCAACCGTGTTCCGTGTGACACAGGTAGACGCGACTTCTTATGCTGTCGGCGATGAGTATGCGGATGACGGTATCCTTCAGTGGTCTGTCATCGAGACGCAATTCAACGAGGCAACGGACAGCAAAGAGAATATGGTCGCCGACTTCGTGAAAGCGGAGCAGAGCGACGGTTCGTCAGGCGACGCCGATGCTTATACGCTTCGGCTGGTTGATTGTGACGGAGATAACTTACTTGCTGTTGGTGAGAGCAAAAACATTGAAATCGTATTTAAAAATGCAGGCGGAGTTGATGCAGACATCTCCGTGCTGAATGTCGAGCTTGTGTCCGGTACGGATGCCATAGAGTCTTTCGACGTGCTCGGCAGAAAAATCATTCTTGATGCCAAGCCTGACAAGGCGAATGTGGGGGAGACTGTCGTTGTGCGTGTGTCAAATGAGGCACAGGGTATCAAGGCAGAAATCAAGATTGATATTGTGAATATGTAAGGAGGTGCGTGCGATGCCGCATTTTGATGCAATGATCCAGCAGAAGCAGAAATTGCGTGAGGCGATTTTGAAAAATCAAAAGGTGTGCGACCTACTTGTTAATACTGGCAATAACGTGGCGAATTTCGACCATGTTAAGCTAGGCAGTAAGAGTCCTGCGGCAAAGCTCGTAAAGACGCACTTCTATATCCCAGACACGACAACTGTGGATGGGAATTATATCACGATGCGCAGTCGCGTGGTTTATGCCGATACGGACGTCGTAAAAGAAGTGGCGATTATCGTTTATGTAATTTGCAACCAAGACCAGATTGATTTACTTCAAGGGTCACGGGCGGATTTGCTTGCGGACGAAATCGACCAGATTCTTAATAACGGCGATATGCCGCTGTTTGGGTACGGTGGCATTAAAATCGGAGTGGCAGAAGAGGTACAGTTCAACAACGGCTATTACGGCTGGGAGATTCCGTTTACCACTCATGAGATAAACCGGAGGGCAGAACTTCTGTGACGGACGATCTTAAAATCTTTCGTGGCGGCGACTACGAAATCAACTCAAAGATAACGCTTCATCAACCGACGCTTGGTGAAATCAGCGACTACGGCGAAAAAGAATATTTCGGTCTAGTTCGGTCGATTTGCTCCACACCTGCTGACCACAAAGTAGATATTTATGAGAATCTGGGCATCTATTGGGATGCTGTTGATGAGTTTGAGTTATTCGTACAGTTGTCGTTTGCGTTTCGTGAATCAGATATGAGCATTTTGTTTGGTGATCTGGACTGGACGTCATTTGTGCCAGCCATCAATCCGAATACAAAAGAAATTGTGTTGCTGAACAAAGATGGCGTGGTGATTGATCGGGCGATTCACTTTTTAATTACAGATGCTCTGCGAAAAATGCACTGCTTTGAAAAGAACGTCGATATCGGATACGACGAGTTTACAAAAGACGCAATGATAGAAGATGAAAAGGATGAGCGAGAACTGGCGGCTAGAAAGCCGTACAGTTCTTTTTTATTGCCTTTAATTTCATCGCTGACGAATTGCGCTGAGTTCAAGTATCGGCATGATGATGTCTGGACGTTACCAATCGGGGCGTTTATGGACTCTGTGCGACGGATTCAAAAGCGTGTTAACTACGACAATCTTATGCATGGCGTTTATAGCGGCTGTGTAGAAGTGAAAAAGATAAAAAAAGAAGAATTTAACTGGATGGGAGAACTGAAATAGTTCTCCTTAATTTTGTGTTTGAAAGGATGAGATATTATGTTTTCTGCGAACACTTTTGTTATTGATAAAGTGCGTCGTGTGACTCAGGTCAATCTTGAGACTGGCATTGTTGACTGGACGCTTACCAGCATTGAGAGTCCGTCTATCGAGTTCACCGGTGAGTCAACCGACAAGACAGATGCTCAGGGTGTGCTTATCGCTCGTTTTGATACCGCTAAGGGTGTGAACTTCTCTGGCGAGGGTTCTCTGCTGTCGATGCCTCTGATGGCTGCGCAGCTCGGCACTGAGGTGCAGACCGGCTCTAGCACCGCTAAGGTCACTGGCAAGACCTTTGAGATTCTGAAGGTTGAGGGCGGCAAGGCAACCATGACGCATAAGCCGAAGGTCGCTCCGACTGTCGTTTACAAGATCACTTCGGACAAGAACATCGAGTCCACCATCGAGGTCGGCTCTGGCACGGACAAGGCTTCTATTGCCGATACTGTTATCACTCTGCCTACTGGTTTTGTTGGCACTCAGATCGGCGTGCTCTATGAGTACGAGGCCGAAGATGCGATCAAGGTCACGGATGGTTCTGAGAATCATGCTGAGGCCGCTGAGTACATTGTCGATATTCTTGCTTGCGATGTCTGCAACGCTTCTGTCAAGCGTGCCGGTTCCATCGTGTTCCCGAAGGCCAAGATTGACAACAACTTCTCTATCGACCTGACTACTGAGGGTACGCACCCGTTCTCCTTCAGCGCTCTGAAGGATTACTGTTCCGACGACGAGGAACTGTGCTACGTCCTCTTCAATAAGTAATCGGAGAGCAATTATGCAGAGACGTTGCAAGGTCTGCGGCGCTGTGTACGAGACGTGTTACTCGTGCGAGAAGCAGCGTAGCTGGCGCGTCCATACTGACACCGCAGACCACTACTACATTTTTACTACGCTGATGACATACGAGTATGATCGTGATGCCAAGAAAGCGTACCGTGCGTTGCGCAAGCGCGGCGTAGATTTTCTGCACACGAGTGTGTATGAACCGACTGTAGAAATTCTGCTGGACGAAATCTACGAGAAAAATAACGCTGACAAGGCGAAGAAAATGCGCACTACCGTTGAACTTGGTGTCATTGATGATAAATCGGCTCAGGATGTTGAGGCAAAAACGGATTAAGTTAAGGAAGGGAGGACGAATGTCCTCCCTTTTTCTGAGCTTTCAGATTGGTGGTGAATACGATAAAGATTTTGGCGGTAGACCAAGCGCGTCATGGGGCGTGGGCGATGTTTAATTACGAGTCAAAAGAACTGATTGGGCATGGCACATGGTCGTTTGATAACAAGAAATATACATTTCCGAAGGCGGTTAGAAATATCGAGGTACTGATAGAAAATATCATGAACACGCAAGGAATTGATGCGGTTTTCTACGAGGACATTCAGTTGCGTGTAAACGCACAAGGCTTTAAGAGACTCGCACAGTTGCAGGGTGTACTCATCAATCTCGCAGAGAAAAATGAATACCTTTATGATTTGGTTCAACCGTCGCAGTGGCAGAACTACTGCATGGCACGTGGCAGAAGTGAGAAAGAAATCAAAGCCAAAGTCAAGCAATTGGAAAGTGCTACGCACAAGAAGCAGTCTAAAGTCCTTTCCATACAGGCTGTAAACGACTTGTTTGGCATTGAGACTGAGAACGATAATCTGGCCGACGCATGTTGCATCGGCTGGTATGTAGTAAACAACATTCCTATTAAAATCAAGGAGAAAACTTTATGAAAAAATCCGCCGATTTCATCGACCTGTTGGGTCTTGACGATGTAGAGAACATTCTCGGAGAACAGCTCCCAGACCCCGGACTGCTTGAATATTATCGTCGCCTCAAAGACCGTGAAATTCTTTGGAATGACGATGTTGACGAAAGTATGATTGAGGTGTCGATGTGTATTCGCAAGTGGAATATCGAGGACAAAGGCAAGTCGGTTGATGAACGCAAGCCCATTAAGATTTTCATTAACTCAGATGGCGGAGATCTCAATACCATCATGAACGTTGTTGACATGATTGAGCTGTCTAAGACACCCGTTATTACGATTGCGCTTGGCAAAGCGTATAGTGCCGGTGGTCTGCTCCTGATGGCAGGTGATACGCGGTACATTTTTAAGAATACGAGTTGCCTGATTCACGATGGTTCGTCTGGCATTTACGGTACGACAGGAAAGATGTTGGACAACCTTGAGTTCACGAAAGGGCTTGAGAAGCGTATTCGAGATTATATCATTACGCACACAAGCATTCCTGGCGATCTGTATGACAGCAATTATCGTCGTGATTGGTTCTTGTTCTCGGATGAGATGATTCGCTACAACGTCGCGGATGAAATCATTGAAGACATCGACCTGATTTGAGGTAGATATGGCGAAGAAGAATACGACTATGAATATCGGCGAGGCTCCGATTACGCTTAATGAGCATCCTTTTTACGGGCTGAAGCTGGATAAAGATCAGGAAGCGTTCCGCGATGCTATCTGGGATGAAAGTAAGCGTATTGTGTTTTGCAATGCGAAAAGCGGTTCTGGTAAGACGCTGATTGCTACGGCTACGGCGAACCTGCTTTGTGCGCACGGTTTGTACAGCGGCATCGTGTACGTTGCCGCGCCTACGCAAGAGCAGAAACAGGGCTATCTCAAGGGCACTATCGAAGAAAAGTCCGAACCGTACTTTGAGCCTTTTTATCAAGCTCTTGACAAGATTGGTGTCAACCTGAATACAGCATTCATGGATGGTGGGCAGAATGAGAAATGTGGCATGGCCTATATTGAGTGTGTGACGCACACATTTCTGCGCGGTGTGAATTTTGAAAACAAGGTGATTATTATCGACGAGTCGCAGAACTTCTACTACGATGAACTGAAAAAGGTTCTGACTCGAATCAATGATAACTGCAAGACTATTGTCATTGGTCATGACGGACAAATCGACCTATACTCCAATCCTGAACGTAGCGGTTTTGTGGGCTACATGAATTGGTTTGATGGTGACTCACGTGTTGCGGTCTGTAAATTGACGAAAAACTATCGTGGATGGGTCAGCCAGCACGCAGATGATTTTGACTTTGCGGCGATGTACGACAAGAATTAAAAAAACTAACTATTGTTGAGGTAATTTTAATATATGAAGAAACTTTCTGTAGATACTATGAAGAAATATATGAAAACAAAAGAAGTTCCGAAGTATGTCAAAGTACACTACGAATTTGATGGTGCGGAGTTTGATGTTGAAGTGCGCACGAGCCTGTCATGCGCGGAGAAGTCGGCTTTTATCAGTCGCGTTCTTGCCGGATGCTTTGATGACAGTGGCAATTTCCGGCCTGAGTATTTCGACCCGATGTTCCACGCAACCGTGCTTCAGATGATGACTAACGTGCCGCCGATTCCGATTCGCGGAGCTGCTGGTGATGATGGCGAAAAATTACTTGACATCGACGCGATGGACGAGCTGTATGATGCGCTTTCGCTTGAGAGTGACGAATCAACGGATGATTTTTGCGGCTTCATTTGGTATCTGTATGGCCTTTGTGACAATGCTGCGGAATATCGTCGTGCACGTAATCTGGCCAATAACGGCGTGACTGGCGACTTGTCTGCCATTGTTAGTGGTGCACGTCGTTTTGTTGAGTCCCTTGTTGACAAAGTGGATAGCGTGGACACAGAAGAACTGCTTGCGTATGCTGGCAAACTGTCTGAGTTAACACATGGTGTTGATGCTGAAGGTGTGGCGGACGCAATGCTTCGTCTGTACAAAGCGGAGGAATCTGAGTAACAACTGCCGCCTGTCGCCAGCGGCCAATAAGAGTGCGACTCGCTTACGATTGCCGCCCGACTGCGTGCGGCATACAAGTGCAGCCTTGCAACGGGAGCGCCTTATGGCGCTCCCATATTTTTAACATAAGGTGGTGGGTGCTACGAATATCAAAGAGGCGCTTGCTTATGCAAATAAGCAATTAAAACCTAAAATTGACTCCGCGCTTTCCAGAGAGGTATATCAGGTTGTCGTAGATGTAGAAGCATTCTCCATCAATGAAAATGTCTACGATACATATAGACCTCTCATGTACGAGCGACGTGGAGACATGGGCGGTCTTGCTGATAAGGGGAACATCATAATGAAAGGCGGAAAGGCCACGAATGGTGTGTTGCGCGTTATCAATATAACTGATCCCAATCCTGGAGGTGTACTTAATCGAGATCGCGTTACGGTTGGCAAGAGTTTGCCTGAACTGATTGAGTACGGCAATAACAACCGGTGGGGATATAAATATGACTTAACTGCAATTATTTTTTTTGTATGTTGCAATAGGTCACGTTCATAGGAATATGTTCGAAAAATAAAACCCATTGAAATGCTG